GCCTATGAAAAAGCATGAGAACATACTTGTGTTTTCAGACGGGCAGACCACATTCAACGAGACTAAAGTCTTGGGTAGTTTCATTAGTCAGAACCATAGCAAAAAAGGATATGGTTATAAAAATAAAACTTCCTCCTTGTACGGGGTTGAAGGGGGGGTGGACTTCAATTGGTCTGAGTTCGTCCACTGCAACTCTGTGCTTTTGTGTAATGTAGTTGGGAATAGGGATAAGACAAAATGTCATCCAACCCAAAAACCTGTGGCTCTTTTGGAGTATCTGATTAAGACTTACACAGATTCTGGGGAAACTGTATTGGACTTTTCCATGGGTTCTGGCTCCACTGGCATAGCTTGCCTGAACACAGGGCGCAACTTCATCGGCATCGAGAAAGATTGCAAGTATTTTGAACTGGCAAAGGAAAGAATTGCTTCCCATGAGCGCTCATTGACTGAAGGAAACACTTAAAACGCAATTGGGTATAAATCCAGTGTCTGCAACCCTTAGGGTTTGCGGGCAGATTGCTTAGGCAATCTTTGAAGTCAACCTTACGTAGAGAGACCATCAATCATGATGAATCAAGAAGGTTCCCTTCAGAGGCGACTCTGATAGGAAAATCGGGTGAATTGCTAGGATACCTGACGGTTTCAGAGATGGAATACAAGGCAATTAGCAGCCAAGCGTTTTCGGGAGGAAACGAAGGTTCAACGACTAGGACAAGTAATCTAGAACAGAAGAAAGTCCCACGAGCGCCCGACTCTCGTAATGATCACTACTTCAATCGATACTTGAAACTTTGCAGCCAACTAGCTTCTCTGGGACGTAAAAAGTCTAGGGGAGATTGGTTGGAGAAGCACCGAATTTTGCCTGGATGCCTAGGGGGAGAATACGAAGAGGGGAATGTCATTCTGGTTACCAGGAGGGAGCATTCAATCTTACATTTACTCCTTCACAAGTCTTTTCCAGACAATCGAAAATTAGGTGAATGTGCTTCTATAATGTGTGGTTCTAAGGGGACCAAGTTCTACTCTTCCCTTACTTACTTTCAAAAGTGCGAGGAAAAATCCGCAAGGATAGCTCAATCGAACTCAGAAAGGAATGTTACATGGGGAGATAAGATAAGCAGTTCTCTGAGGGACAAGGTTAAATCTCAAGAGCATAAGGATAAAATATCCGAAGGTATGAAAAAGGTTTGGAGTGAAAACCCAAACATGAAGGACCTATGTTCTAGGGCTGGCTCTAAACAGTCAGAAAGCACAAAAGCAAAGATAAGGGGGGCCGTATCAAATCAAAAGTGGTACTGGTCTGAAAAAGACGGAGTTGTGATTAGCACTAGGTCTTCAGAACATCCCGGAGAGGGGTGGAACCTGGGCCGAGGGCCGAGAAGATGATATAGTCTGAACTCTACAGAAATGTAGAGAAGTAAGGGATAAAGAGCCCTTACGGTAACAAAAATGCTTCAACAGACCTACGCAGGTGTGGATTAACAAGTGGTCCCTGTACCCGGTAACGGATACAGCAAACTGGGTGAATTGACTGGGAAGCCTACGGCTTCGGAAGAGATTCCAAAGCTAGGGCAATCAGCAGCGAAGCCTCTTAGGGATAAGGGGAACGTCCAACGACTAGGACAAGTAATCTAGAACAGAAGAAAGTCCCACGAGCGCCCAGTATCCTTAACTTAAAACCTTAAGGATAATGAGATAGTCTGACCTCTCTGGAAACAGAGAGAAGCAAAGGATAAAGAGCCTTTGCGATAACATAAGTGCCCATTTGCATGGCTGCTTTAATCAACCCTGTGTTGAATTGAAGTGGGCCAAAGAGTGGCCTCTTCTTAGGGAGAGGAAAACCCGGTGAATTGACTGGGAAGCCTACGGCTTCGGAAGAGATTCCGAGACTAAGGCAATCAGCAGCCAAGGCTCCTAGGGATAGGAGCAAGGTCCAACGACTAGAACGAGTAATCTAGAACAGAAGAAAGTTCCACGAGCGCCGGGGCTCATTGCTACAAAGGTGATTCTCCTAAGGCTTTAACTTTAGAGAGAACAACACCTACGAACATTGACAATCTAATTTCACACAAAACTTCCTCGAAAGAGGAACACTGTAGTGGCGGACCCTAGGCAAGTCTGTGGCTACAGAAAAAATTAGACTGTCTGCTCAATGAGTATGATATAGTCTGATCTGCAGGGAAACTTGCAGAGGTGGGGGATAAAGAGCCCCCACGGTAACAAATTGTCTGACCACACTGGCGCAAGGCTTTATGCTACCGAGTACCAACATCGCGAATCAATGAGGTTCCTTTAGGGGGTGACCCCTATCGAACAATCGGGTGAATTGCTGGGACACCTTAGTTTTTGCAAAGCAAAAACAGGCAATCAGCAGCCAAGTTTACTCAGGGTACCTATTGGGTAACAATAGGATTGAGTAAAAAGGTTCAACGACTAGAAAGTGACTGACCCAAGAATAACCTTTCCAAGAGCGCCCGACTCTTCTCGACACTTCAAGAGATACGAAGATTTCATTCTTTCCCGCCCTACCCGTGATTTAAGAAAAGGTCCCGGTTTTCACGTTCACCACATAGTACCAAGGTGCATGGATGGTGGAGATGAAAAAAGTAACCTTATAAAATTAACTTACAGGGAACATTACCTGGCCCATTGCCTTTTAGCTTTAGCATTTTTCTCTGACAGGAAACTTGGTAAAGCCCTGAACTTCTTCAGGGAAGAGGCTAGAACATCCAGGGTTTATGAGACTTTAGTTTACCATGGACACACTGAAGAGTCCAAGGCTAAAATTAGGGCCGCAAAATTAGGGAAGCCTTTAAAGAGAAAAGTTCCAATGTCTGATCAAGAGAGATGGGAACGAGCTGAAAGGTGCAGGAGTAGAGAATGGAGTGACGAATCAAGACAAAAATTAAGAGAAAGTGCCTTAAATAACCCTACCATAGAACACGCTCTCAAGGTTGCTAATCGACCTGACAGGGATAGGACAGGAATTAAAAATTCCAGATCAGATAAAGACGTCTGGTCTAATGTCGAAGCCTTATACAAGGCTTGGGTGGAGAATGAAAAATGTGGAGCTAGACGCTTACACAGGATCACGGGGATAGGGAATACTTGGCAATCTTTAAGAATTGTTATTAAGAAGTTTCAGGAAGATGATTATATAGTCTGAACTCCCAGGAAACTGGGAGAAGTAAGTGGTAAACTCGCTTACGGTAACAAAAGTAAGTTTGTAACAAAACTTAATTGTTCATCGCACCCGTTGTTGATACTCCGACCCGTGCTGGACGCATTTTGCGTTTCGGTATTCCAAATGCCGCTTAGTCCTGTGAGGGACTATGAAAAATGGGGTGAATTGACTGGAAAACCTGACGGTTTTGAGTAATCAAAACACAAGGCAATCAGCAGCGAAGCGTTTTCGGGAGAAAACGAACGTCCAACGACTAACAACGTACCACTAGAACAGTGATGAGGTTGACACGAGAGCCCCATGCCCCTTAGTTGAAAGTTCAAGGATTATCAACTGGAGGGCAATGATATAGTCTGATCTTTGCAGAAATGTAAAGAGGTAAGGGATAAAGAGCCCTTACGGTAACAACAATGAAGGAACAGTAAATGCTTGCTGTTGTAAAACTGGGTGAATTGCTGGGAAGCCTTCGGTATCAAACTCTACGGAGTAATGGTGCAAAGGTAATCAGCAGCGAAGCCCCTTAGGGATAAGGGGAACGTTCAGAGACTAACGACATACCACTAGAACAGTGATGAAGTCGACACGAGTGCCCGGTGTTTTGCTTAGCAAAACAAAGAGATAGTCCGATCTTTACAGAAATGTAAAGAAGTAGGGGATAAAGAGCCCTTACGATAACATAATGTTGCAATTAACGATTACCGCCGTGCATACGGTACAAACATTCCCTTCGTCCAAAGCCGTTACGACTCTGAGCCTTATGCTCTAGAGCAGGAAGTGGTCGCATGGGAGCTGCCTGAACTTTCGGGCCATTTTGCTTATGCGAAATGAAAATGGGGTGAATTGCTTGAACATCCTCGGTTACACTTAAAGTGAAACAAGGACAATAAGCAGCCAAGCGTTTTCGGGAGAAAACGAAGGTTCAACGACTAACAGCGTACCACTAGAACAGTGATGAGGCTGACACGAGTGCCCCATACCACCTAATTGACAATCTGACGATTGGCAACTTGGAGGTAATGATATAGTCTGAACTCCCTGGAAACAGAGAGATGTAAAGGATAAAGAGCCTTTACGATAACACATTGGAAGAGGTTAACGATAGCCTCCCTCAACTGCAAGGTTGAAGGAAAAATTGGGTGAATTGCTGGGAAGCCTGAGTTTTTGCTTTGCAAAAACAGGCAATCAGCAGCGAAGCCCCTTAGGGATAAGGGGAACGTTCAACGACTAACAGCGTACCTCTAGAACAGAGATGAGGCTGACACGAGTGCCCAACACCCTGTGAGGGTGAAGATATAGTCTGAACTCCTTGGAAACAGGGAGAAGTAAGGGATAAAGAGCCCTTGCGATAACAACATTGAATCGAGAACGCCGGAGAGGGTTGCAAGGCCCTTTCAGTGACGGCTTAAACTTCACATAAGAACCGGGTGAATTGCTGGGACACCTTAAGATTTCGGGTTTGACTTCCCTGAAAAACAAGGCAATCAGCAGCCAAGCTTGACGAGGGGAATGCTATAATAGCATAGGACACGTCAAGAAGGTCCAACGACTAGACAATGAGTAACCCCTACAATAATTTGTCCACGAGCGCCCGGAGCATTAAATGCGCCTACATAAGTAAATACGAAAGATGGTATTGGAACCTTATTGAAAAGTTTGAAGAGAGGGAAGATCCCCCCGAGTTATACGAAGAGCATCATCCTATACCCAAACAGATTTGGTCAAAGAGCTGGGTTTCGTTTGATAGGAATTGGGTGGTCAAAGTATCGTACAGGGAGCATTTCATCCTTCACTTGCTTTTAACAAAACTGGGATTCAGCCATTCTGCCTTAAACCGGTTTCTCAAGGGTTTTTCCAGGGGAAGACAAAAAGGTTTAAAGGCTACTAACTTGAAAAGATTCTGGGATCGCTATCAATTCAAAGGAGATAGCTTACCGGATAAGCCCTGGGAACACACCTATAGAAGTGATCTTAGTTTTCTTTCCCTTTGGAAAGACGCTGATTATTTCCATTACGTGTGGGCTAATTTATTAGCCAAACCTAAAAAGCCTGGTTCAGGTAACTCCGGAAACGGGTACAGGAATCTGGCAAAGGCCACAGGAGTAGCCCCATCTAAAAGTATAAGAAGAATGGTAAACTATTTTCGTTCTGAATGGGTGCCAGAAGAAGACCCTGAATGGGTTGAGTTCTGTAATGCTAAGAGATAGTCTGAACTTTACAGAAATGTAAAGAAGCAAGGGATAAAGAGCCTTTGCGATAACAGCAGATGCCTGCACAAGTGGATTACAAAAGTACAGTCTCGATGGCATACTTAGGTCCACTATAAATTGGGTGAATTGCTGGGATCTCCTAGGCACTAATGCTATATGTGTTGGTGCAAGGACAATCAGCAGCCAAGCCTAACAGGTCGAACTCCACCATGCTATGGTGTTGGTTCTGTTAGGAAGGTTCAACGACTAGGCGATGAGTATCGACAACAATAACTCGCCCACGAGCGCCCAACGTTTTGCTTAGCAAAACGATGATATAGTCTGAACTCTATGGAGACATAGAGAAAAGGTATTAAAAAGCCTTTTGTAACGAATTGTTGAGGGCGATAGAGACAAGAAATGCGATGTCAAGGCTAATTAAATTGGCCCTGTGAGCTATAGCTCACTTAGAAAATTGGGTGAATTGCTGGGAAGCCTGACTGTTATCAAAATTGACTTCTTTGATAATAAAAGGTAATCAGCAGCCAAGTTTACTGGGTCGGCTCCCCTGCTATAATAGCTGTGGAGTAAACAGTAAAAAGGTTCAACGACTAGATGATGAGTATCGACAACAATAAATCATCCACGAGCGCCCAACTTTCTTGTTACTTTTCCTCTCGTTATGAGAGGAGGTACTGGAAGTTTATTTCTTTTGCTAAATCTCTAAAAAGAGGCCTTAAAAAAGAGGATAACTTTCACATCCATCACATAGTCCCAAAAGGTATGGGTGGAGATGACTCTGAAGATAACCTGGTAAAATTGACGATTAGAGAGCATTTATTTGCTCACTTACTCCTAGCTAAAACTATGATTAGTCCTCCCATGATTTGCGCTTATCAATTCATGAAGAGGAATAGGTATAGTTGGACAGAAGAGATGTCTGTCATGCTTGGTAGCTTGATCTCAGAAGCTAAAAAGGACTTAGATAATTCAGCTGCTGTTTACAAAGGTTGGGAGACCTGGAAGGAGACGGCTGAGGATTACAACTCAAGGTTCTATAAAGCTTGGGAGACAAGGAGGAGAAGAGGTAACGATAAAGCTACCGATTTTTCCCCGGAGGCCATCCTAAAAAGAAGTATGGCAGCCAAAAAGGCTAACCAGAAAAAATTAGCTAACCCTAACTTTGACGGATCTACACCTGTATTAAAAGGTTGGGAAACAAGGAGAAAACGTGAATCCGAAATGGATCCAGAAGAGCTTGCCAAAAAGAAAAGGGAGACTGTAGAAAAATGTAACGAAACCAAAAGGAAGAACGGTACAATTAAACGGTCTAAAGAGTCAATAGAAAAACAAAAGCAGACGATTGCTTTAAAGAAAAGTAACAAGGGAGATGATATAGTCTGAACTCTGCAGAAATGTAGAGAGGTAAAGGATAAAGAGCCTTTACGATAACAAATTGGATGAACAGCTATGAGTACACCGTATCTCAGGCTGTGACAGTCACCGCATCCTACAACCCATACGAACCCTGGGATACAGTCGCTGGTTCACAAACCGGTCTCGGTTTTGAATCTTGGACTGATTTCAATACAGCGTATGGTACCGCCTCCGGCCCCGCCGCATGGTCCGCCCTCTCTGGCAACCCCATTGAGGACGTTCTGACCCTGAAGCGTGCCGTTGCAAACCAGATTGGTATTCGCCCAAACTCTGCTGTTCTTGGAACCGCAGTGTTTGACCAGTTGCTGACCAATCAGGCGATCCTTGAGCGTATCAAGTATACCTCCGCTGATAGCATCGACACTGACGTGCTTGCACGTTACTTCGGTCTTGAGCGTGGTCTGCGTGTTGCTGAAGGTCGTTATTTGGCTGCTAATGGCAGCCTGCAGCCTGTATTCCCTTCAAACGGAATCCTGCTGTTCTACAGCCCCAGCGGCCCCTCTGATTCAATCATGCCCGCTGGCGGTGCTAATGCGGCTACCCCCGCCTTTAGCTACACGTATCAACTCACCGGGACGCCTTCTGTGCGTCCGGAGTATTACGTGCGCGAACGCCGTGTTGTGCGTGCTGAAATCACTGTCGAACGTGTTGTAAATCTGGTTGGCCTCGGTGCCACCGGTCTTATCGGTTCTGGCGCAATGATCACCGACATTCTGTCCTGACGGACGGAATAACCTAAAAAAGGAGGTGCTCACATGGCTATCCTAAGACCAATTACAAAGGCCCAATATGAGGTATCCTTTGTAGCCCCAGGCGGGCCAACTCTGATAGCGGTTTTCACAAAATTCAGTGGAATCAAAGATTCCTCGGATGATAGCACCTATGCCAACGGTACAGGAAATAGAATCTTCAAAATTACGGGACCCAGAACGGCTGACAACGTCACCTTGACTGCCCCATACGATCCCACAATTTTCAAACAATTGGAAATCTACTGGCTTCAGTATAATTGCGAAGACATTACTATCACTGTTACGCCTAAAGACTGCGTAGGAAATGGATCGGCCCCTGCGGGAGGCCAATACACTTGCTACGGTTGCAGATTCCTCTCAATCAACACTGCAGACGTTGACCGTGAAAGCGGCGACGTTCAGGAGATCGAGGTGGAGTTTACAGTCAATAGCTGGGATAGAACTTGATTCCTTAAGTGAATTTTTCCAAGGGTCCGAAAGGACCCTTTTTTATTGCCAACCTATAACTACCCAGCCGTCTTGATTGAAAACTTTGGAAATTTTTTAAAAAAGTTCAACATGTTAAAGGTGGGTAAAACCCTTAAGACATACAGAAGCAGTTAAATGAAGACAACGTTTAGCAAAGGGGTAGTTGTAACCAGCGAATGGTTAAACGGATTCAAACAAATCTATTTTGATGGCCAAGACCTTGACCACCACTATAACCCCCTGGGCTTAGAATCACTGGTTCTGCGTGGGCCTAATGGCTTAGATTCACGGTATGTTACTTTGGGTACTGACCAACCCAACATGACCAGTGGCGGGGTATTCATTTCAGGTTCCCCCATCTCAGGCAATAAAGTTGCCACAGGACTTTGGGCCTTCGGCTACGACCCTGACCTAAACCCTTTCATTGAGCAAAGTGTCGACGCTGCCCCTACCAGCTTTCTGACAAACATAAAATACGATTATGCTAACGGTATCCCCCTGCCATCTATTCCTCAGAAATTTGATTCCTTAGCCCCCACAGATTTAATAACGAAGAGGATTTTAGAGCAGCAGTTTGATACATTGGTCATAGACAACGGCACATACTGAACTCTATCCTTTGCCTAAGGATATTTAACTTGAGATAAAAATGCCAAGATACGCACCCTTACCTTCGGTAAGTATTGACCCAAGAAACGAAACTGAGCTTGTGCAGCAAGCCGCTCAGGTTGTCTATGACGCTTCTAATCGCACCTTAAATGATTTCAGCGCAGGTAACCCCTTAGCCGTTTTATTAGAAGGCCAGGCATTTGCCCAGGGTGAGTTGCTATTTTGGGCCAATCAGTTACCAGATAAAATTCTTTTAGAATGGATTGGGCCATTCTTAGGGGCGATGCGCAGACTGGGCACCCCAGCCGTAGCCCAAGTCGAAGTCGCAATAAATCCTCAGAATGTATCTATTGTCATCCCAGCAGGAACATCCTTCACAACAAACTCTCAGCTTTCTGGGGGGCAGAGCTACGAGTTTGTTTCCTATGAAGATGTAACGATACCGCCGGGACAAACCCTAGGCAAAGTCCCCGTTTATTCCACCTTCGTAGGAACTCTTTACAACGTCCCCGCAAAGTCAATTACAGGCTCCTCCAGCTTAGGTCAATTTGCCGTATCAATCTCCAATCCTAAACCTGCCGTTGGCGGAAGCGACGTAGAAACTTATCAACAGGTTAGGGAAAGATTTTTCACTTTAATCCGCCGTAGAAACCTTGTCAGTGAAACGGATTGGCAAGATTTCTTCACCGATTTATACGGAATTGGCACACTGACATCTGTTCAACCTAACAGATCAAGCAAGTTTGCCTATAATTACAATTCCGATTATGCTAAGCCAAATGGGCAAGTATCCTTCTTTGTACTTGGCCCCGGCGGCGTAGAACTCACAGAGACAGAGATAAAAAATGGACAAAATGCCATAAATTTTCTCGTCCCTGTAGAAAATCAAGGCCACCTATTCCCAATAACCCTTAGCCAAGTCCAATACAATTTGACATTAGAGGTAAACCCTAACGGCACCTTTGGTAGTGACTTTAGGCAAAGTTCCCTTAACTTCCGAAACATTCTATTCCAGGTTTTGACGCCCGGTAATACCTTCCCGGCCACAATAAACCCCACAGTCAGCGACGTAGATGCTGCTTTCTACACATACTTCACGGCTGACACAAGATTCTCAGACCCTCACATTTTCTCATCTTCCGCTTTCAACACCCCGAATGGCCTAGGAATAACTTCCGCCACCTACAGTAAAATTTATAATTTTTTACCAACTTCTAATTTACTGTCTATCAGGGATTTGGTAAGAGTAGATACGCCAAACCCTGTTTTCTACCCTGTCCTTGCCAACTTCACCCCCTACTCAACTGATAAATTTGATCAAACGGTTTACGGCAACCTTAAGCTAACTCAGATAAAATCAGCGGCTTCTGGTTCTTTTGAGCTGGGTGACATAGTTTACTATGAAGATACGGTTGGATCAGGTCAACAAGGGCTCCATGTTGTTTTAGAGAACATTACCGTTTCCTCAACTTCTGAATTTTTGCAATTTATTTATGCAGGTAAAATCTCCGAAGTAAAGAATTACAGTCCCTGGGTCGTTGGAAACACCTACCAATACTCTAATTTAGGGACAATAGACCCTGAAATCATAGAGTTTGACTATAGCAGTGGTGATTTCATACCTGCGTTCCCTGATAATGCCCCATTAAACAGCAGGCCAGGGGCCTTAGCTTGGTTAGTTAGCAAGAATTTTCAACTGGAGGCATCAACAAATAGTACAACGGGTGCTCAGTCCGCTTTCAAGTTAGGCCCTGCCATCGTACCAGAAGAATTAACCTCAGAAACATCTTACATCGCAGGGACATGGGTTTATACCCCTCAGGTTGGAAGTGGCCCTAACCAGGAAATTGACCCTAATTACTACTACGTTGATACTACAAAAGGGGTGGTCACTAAGTATGCTTATGTAGTAAGCGGATTCACCTATAATCCCAACTCCGAAAAGGTAAGCGATTACTTTGATCAACTGGTAGAAGAGGGGGTTCTGCAAGAGGTTGTTACCTTTGATGGGAACAAAGGGTTGCCAATCTATAAGTATAAGCCAAGGTTTAAGGCTGGCCAATACTTAGAATATAAGGAAGATAGCAAGTCTGTTTCTAATTACTTCATAGCTGCTCAGTATTTCACCCCTAATTCAACCAACATTCAGGATCTTTTGGTAGGGGACTATGTCATAGACCTTGCCCCAACCCCTGAGCTTAAAGAGCAATTTTCATCGGAATTGGCTCAGGGTTTTTCTGGTCAGATTGGGAAATTGACTATTGTGTATGGAGGTGAAGGCTATGTGGATGGCACCTACAGCAATGTGCCTTTAATAGGTGGTGACGGAATCTCTGGCACAGCAAACATTACTGTACTAAATGGCTATGCTTCCTATGTATTTACGTCCAATAGAGGGCAAAACTACAGGGTTGGGGACTTTTTGACAGTAGACAACGCTTATTTAGGGGGAACAGGCTCTGATCTTACCTTAAAGGTATCAAGTATTAACCCTCCTGATGACACGCCCTTAACAAAACCTGCAAGAATGTTCACCTTTTTTAAAGGCGATGTCACTTTCTTCAGAAATGGTAGTGAAATCAGATCTTACGTAGCAACATCTTCTGTCACCCCTGTCTTCGACTTTGAGGTTTATTACAACAATGGCACTTTCGTTGAGGCATCAAGTTTTTACGATCTTGAGTCCTCCTACGAATATTCTATCCCTTACAACAACCCCCTCTATGCAAACTTTGCTGAGGACATTATCGTAAATGAAAACGATAGTAGTTTTTACAGGGTGATGAAAGCATTTACACCCGCTGCCACTGTTTCCGGGTATAACGGGCTGAATCAAACAAATAGCCCAAGGTACGAGGAATTTACGGGAAATCTTCTGAGGATTGTGTGCGGGTATGTCTGTGAAGAACCTATTTTGCCCCAATTTGGGGATGGAACATCTTCCATAAAATTAGGCCCTTGTCAAATCACAATAATTCCAAAAAGTTCTTCCACTGTCAATGGGGCTAATCAAAGGTTGATCTATGTATGGGAGTCTACCGATTCCTCTTTAGAACAGTCCGAACTATCCTGGTATTCAGGCACCCAGTCTGTACTAACACCTCCTGTCTATGGTCAGGGAACCTTAGCCCTTTGATACAATGTCTCAGCAATTAAATCCCATAGATGGCGGCAGAGAAACCATTGTTGTCAACAATAACTCCACACAGGGAATTTTCTTTTCCAAACAATACACAGACGTAAATAAATTAAATCCGATTCCAACCGAATGGAAGAACGGGGGTAGACCGATTTATGACCGCCTCCCTGCTGCTTCGGAGAGATACAAAATAGATTTTGGTTTAGATAACAACACGGCATACCCCTACATCCCCGTGGGGCAGGGGATAACAGGTTCTACCTCGATGGTGGTGCAAACCTCAGGAGAAAATAAGTATTTGACAATACAAAGTGGGCAAATTGTATGGAAGTATGGTACAATCCCCGTTGACCCTGTTCTAATAGACATAGAATTGGTGGGAATGGGTAGTGCAAAGTACCTACTTGCCTATCAGCTTTATTATGACGATTCCCCCATTCAGGCCCAATACGAAGTATCAGATTTCTCCTTATCTGGCTTCAAGATGGAGATACAGAGTGGCACGGATGCAGTCATAGGGTGGAGATACACCCCGCAGTATGCCTTCATGGGTGACAACCAACTTTACTGGTCAAATTATGACGCTGCCTTTCCTACTTATGCTGGAAGCGCTGAGCTAAGCTGGCAACTTCCCTTACCTTGCACTTTTAATAAAATTCTCCTTAAGTGCCCCCCAAAAACTACCTACACTGGCACAGCAACCCTATACTACATGTCTTGTTCTGAGCAAGGTGATGATGGTTTTTGTGTCACCCCTGTATGGAACTTCTGGCAAACTACAGAAGTCTCCTCTCAGGATGGGGTACAAGTCTATGATTTTTCCATAGATGATTCTTTCCCTTGCAAAGGCTGGAAAGTAGAATGGTCTGATCCCAAAGTTTCGATTAGGGATGTGAGCGTATCTGGCGTGGTAACTTTGGAGAAAAAACCAGCGACAATGACAACTAATTACGCACTTGTTGCCTACCCACTAAATGCCGTCCCAGACAAGTTCACAAATTCCTTAGGAGAGGAAATCCCCCTTATCCTTTGCAAGTTAGCTTACGTAGACATAAATAATGCTTTCACGGTAACAAGCATACAGGACATTAGGGAAATTGTTTTTAATAGTTATGAACCTATTGCAGAATGGTTGACCCGCCCTTGGGACGAATCTCTAATGAATTTGTACAATCAATTTTCAAATTTTCCAGAGTATTGGATGAGCCCTGCGACAGCTATGGCGAAAGAGTATTCTAATTTGGAGAAGCAAGGGGTGGAAATTAGTTATGGGGCGTGTCCCTATAACCCTTACCAACAGATTGTATTGGGCGGGTAAAATCTTACAGATCCTAATGCCCTTGAAGAAAAGAGAAAGATGACAATTTACTCTCCTAACTTTGATGTAAGTAATTTTGAGTTAAGGAATGAAATAAATAATTACTTAAATCAAGACCAATTTGGGGCGGCGTTGGATGTAAAGGTAAGAGTACCTGCTCAATTGGATTGGTTAGGGCAGTTGTTAGGCTGGAGTGGGTCCAACTATTGGGATTCCTACTCAGCGACTGTAGACCAAAAAAGGCAGCTATTGGCAGGTTCTTACGGAGTTTATAACGGATACATCTACCCGGAAATCGTAGAAATTAGAAATTGGGATAATAAAGTTGTTATCAAAAACAATTCCTACATAAAAGAGGGGCAGATTTTTCTGTTGAATGAAAAGGAGTATTTGCTCAAAGGGGCAACCCCTGTAGGTGAAAATCTGGAGCTTGACTTTGGAATCTTGCCGGATCAATTTTACACTGACATTGCCTCAACCAATCAATTAAAGACAGTCGCCACAGAGGCCATACCTCCTCCTTTTAGAAGACCTTTGCCTGGTGCATCGGCCGATAGGTCCTTTACTTGTAAGATTGAAGGAGGGGCAATAATTTTGTACCCTCTTTACAATACTGAAAAAGACATCCCTTATAAATACAATGTTTTTTATACAGGGTCAAGATACTATTTTGATTTACCTGTTGTTCTATTCATCAGTGAAGACACTCTATTAACCCCAACCTACGACTTTGACAAGTCCCTGTGGTTTATTAGCATCCCCTGCAACTTTGAAGTCATAAACACAGGGCTATCAGCAAGATTAGAACATGAGGAATCTTTCCTAATTGTTACGATTAAACAGTGGCAAGATCCTTCGGATTGGTTGGATAGCAAAATTATCCAATACTTCCTGGGAGCATGGGGCAATAAGGGCGGCTACCTTCCCTTCCACCACGTGTTTGACTCGTTGTCCTTACACGGTTTTGACGAAAGAAAGTCTCTCTATTTATAGCCTTTTCAAAGAGTTTTAAGGTTTGATGAGCTACTAAAAATTGTCTACCAACAGGTTACAACTGTCAATGAGACACCTCCGCCTATAGAAAAACCCGTCCAAGTATGGTGGAACCCTGATGACAAAAAGTTTTTAGTTTACCAAAACGACCCCCTAAACTGTGGCCCCTGGGTCCAGTCCAGTTACCCCAGCGGCTTAGACCCTGTAATCACCCCAGATTTAGTATTCCTAGATGTGGCATCTTTCAGGGCGTATCCTGATGAAGTTTCGGAGGGAACCGTAGTTGATATTTTTGACGGATCTGGTTTAGCTCCCTCCGACCACATTCTCGGAATAACACAGATTCTGTCTTCGACCTTTGGCATCAGGTTGTGTAGGCTAAAAGGTGAGGTCGGATGGCAAATTGTTAACTTTACCTACCCTGACGTAGCGTCGTTCGATTCAGATTCCCCTTATTTGCCTACCCAAGTTACAGTAAACATTGATGATTCTACGGGCTTGACAAGTAGTGGTGTAAACTATACTGTGTCAAACTTAAAATTTACAATCAGCGACCCTTACCCAGTAGTGCTGATGAAGTATGATAAGGATGGGTCATGGTATTTGTCTCCCCCTACGACCTTAAAGTACATAGGAAATACGAGGTTATTTGAGACTTCTATTATTCCCCTCGACTATACACCCTATGTCGAGGGGGAAATGCAATGGGATTTTACAGAGCCTAACCCTTACAACAGAGTGGCCTCAATTTTCTTCTTCACTCGCTGGGAGTATGATCCTTTTGCGATGCAGTGGCAATTGAGAGGGGATTGGTACAATGTTAACACAGGTGAAAGAGGGAATTTGGTTGCCTTAGACTCCCTCATTGGTGGATCAGGGTATGCGGACGGAGTTTATACAAACATTGCTTTGTTAGGTGGAGAGGGGGAAGGTGCCTCTGCTGACATAACCGTCACATCTGGATCAGTTACCGATGTTGCCATAGTAGAACCGGGAAGAGATTACAGAATAAATGATGTTTTGTACGCAGATGACGGGGAGATAGGGGGTGGTTCAGGGTTCTCCATAGAGGTTCAGACTTTAAGTCCTGGTGAGCCCCCCACCCCAGCAAACTTTGACACTGTTCTTATCTATTGCAACGGTAATTTGCTGGTGGATGGGGAAACCTTTCTAGGACAGGGTTTCCAATTTACCTACAGCATAAATCCTTTCAATGGTAACTTTACCTTCGACTATTCACCTGATAGTTATGAAAGTTTTATAAAATTTCCGACAATAACACTATCTGATTCTCTAACATCTTCCTACCATTTTGATATCTCACATCTTATTTTTAGTGGTTTAAGCTATTATGCCTCGCCCAATGTCAGTGACAGTGAAACGTTGCTACGGCTTTGGAAAAGCAACCCTTTGTTCTGTGTAGGTGATTTAATGGAGCAAACATCCCTCAGCTACCCCAATGGTCTGATAGCTGACATGAATGATGGCCCTGGGGATTCTAACTGGGAAAGGTACTTTGTGCGTTTGCCACCCTCTTACCAGAGAGACGGAGCAGAGTGGCAAAAGGTTAATCTGACTTGTCAGAATTTTGGTTATTGGGGGTCTCCTACATTGCCGGAAGACATGACGTGTCCTGCCAAAGGTGAAAAACCAGATATTTATGAGGAAATTGTTGCCAAGCTGAATAAGTATAAGCCATCCAACTATGTTTACAGTGAACCCTACTTCTACTCCACGTACACCTCTGACTTTAGTTACCCTGAAGACTACAACAATTCTTTCATAGCACCCGTGTCCGACAGTGTGAAAGACGGGTACCATGAGGGTAAAATAGTGAAGTACGACCCTTTACATGAAAGAAGGGTGGATACTGATTCCTTAATGGGTAAAGGGTATGGTGACTGGGAAGGGGACTACTATAGAATTAGTGACTGCTCTGAGTTAAATGGACATCTTATTAACGACATAGGCCAAGGTAGCGTAGAGGGTATCACCCAACCCGTTTGGGACGCAAGTATTTACAAACTTCCCAACACTTGCGTGATTGATGAAAACTCTGGTAAGGTAGATGCCAACCATTTTAATGTCGGTTATGCCTTCTTCTTAGCAGATTTATCAGCCGCTGAAGAAGCCGTTTTTGACTTTGCAAACTGAATTTATTTACTAAAATGCCAAGAAAAAGAAAAGTTGATTTACAAGAGGTTGCCCTCAGGGATGATGCCCCTGTTGCTGAGCAAGCTGAGGTTGCTTCTACTGAGGTTGCCCCCACTGAGGAAACTCCCGTCGAAGAAACTCCTGAGGTTGCTCCTGCTGAGGTTTCTCTATCTGAGGAAACTCCCATTGGTGATGCATCCGATGTTGCTCCTGTCGAAGAAGCCCCTATTGACAATACACCAGAAGTAGTTATCGCTGAGGTTGCCCCCACCGGAGAAACTCCCGTTGATAATGCCTCGGATGATACACAGAATGTAGTTAGAGGTGTCAACCTAAAAGAACCTTCTGTGGAGAAAACCCCTATCAAAGAGCTGAAAACTTCCAGACCTGTTGCAAAAAGTCCCGCACCCTTAAAAGCAAAAAATGAGGGGAGGCGCCCTAAAAACCAACTCCGATTCGTTAGATAATTTATGGGATACCCTAGCCTAAGAACAATACCTTGGATTAAGCAACAGGCAAAAATGCTACAGACGATGGAGTCTGTGGCAAAATTTGCTGGTATGCCTAAGGGGGCTCAGAGAGCTACCATTGTAGATGTTAATGACCCAGAGGATAGGGGCAGGGTGAGGGTTGTTTTTGATGCCCACAACGCTATAGATGTTCCCCAGGTTGAAGGGGCAGGTGTTTTCTCTCAGTCAAGAAACACCTATGACTACTCAGAGTATACTTCCCACTGGATTGACACATCTCCTGCATTTAAGGGGAAGCAGCCTATTGGTTTGTTAGGGAAAAGAGTCAATGTTGTGCTGTCTGGCAATGACTATAAGTATGCTATCCTGTTAGATGTTGTATACGACCCTCAACTTCTAACGGATACTTCAGTAGAACTTCTGAAAATTCCAAACAATAGCCCCATGGTGCGCCTGCCGATCTACCCGGCAGGGCAACTTCCTTTACCTTGTGAGGAGAACGCAGGTTGCATGGTTATAGAGGAAGGGGGACCTATGAACTCTGACTGGACATGCGTTTGCCTTAAAAGAGATGGGAAGTACATCTGGGTGCGCCATAGTGATCTGGCACATGGTCATGCAGGGGGCAACGACATAACCTCTCAAGTTAATTCGGGGGGCTATAAACCGGGACCCGGCCAGGTCGCCTCCATCTACGATCATGTCTTTGTCACTTCCCATCAGGAAATGAACAAGGCTAATAGGACAGCATTTTCGTCTGAACCTGCGGGGAATCCTTGGGGAATTGAAGGAAGGTGGCACGCCCCGCCGATGGCTGTAGACAGTGATGGCAAACAGATCACTGCCCAACCTTTTTACACTGGTGACCTATTTGATCAGGCTAAGGCGTTAGATTTTACGAGAAAAACCAGCGGTTACATTGATAACATCACCGGAGGGTTTACCTCCAGCTTCAGCCCTGAAATATCCTCAGCAGTTGAATCTGTGCCTGGGTATAATGCAGTAGCTAAGTTGTTAGATAAAGGGCAGGAAGTTCTTAAAGTTGCTGAAGGGTTGAGGAAGGCTGTAGAGAATCCAACAGCATTTGTAACGGATGAGGCCTTGGCCTCTGCTCAGAGCTTCATTCCTGCAGCATCAAGGGCTGCTTTAGAGGATCAAACAAACCCTCAAGGTTTACTCTCTACAGTCTACTCCAGTGCTAAGAAAGCGTTAGGCATTGGTTGATTAAATAGATTTTTTTTACATAAGGCAATGTTTGATAATGATTATGATGCCGGGTTCCTGAACGTTCCAGGATACGGTCAAAGCGTCACCAACCCTCTGTCCCCAGTTTTCTACGACTCTTTAGGAGTCGTTAACGACTTATCTGTATATCAGTCGATGTATGCAGCCAAGACTATAAATGCAGGTGTCTCTTTTATTGTAGGAAAATCCTCGTTGTCTGTGGAGGGTATGAACATTGGAGTCCCCTCATCATTTCAAAAAGATGTTAGGGTAAAGGGTGTAACATCTACAGAAAAACTTGTGGTAAATGGTAAGGAATATGTAGAAAGGACCATTAAAGCCGATAACGGCACCTTCAGAGTTTTGGCAAGACCCTAATGGCAATCCGAAGACCTTCCGTCTACTCAAATAACCAGTTCGTCTTTCAGGATTTTTTCTACGCTGATGGCGATGGAGAAGAAGAGCTTAGGTACATTGTCGCTAAATATGATGGATACATTTACGAAACTGTGGGAGATACGTTCGACCGTACCTTCCCTGATTTGAAGGGAGGTTCCATAGTAGCTCGCATAGATTACACAGTTTTAGATAAATTAGTCACGATTGACCATTGGGAAGTAAACTGGAGGGACGAGTGGCCCTTGCGCTTGGCCACTCAATTTTTAGTCAATTGCCTATACTCTAAATGGCAAGGGTATACGGTTAGGGTCAACAAAGACGCATACCCGTTCTGGGTATCTGAGTGGTTTATCCCTTTAAGCAACGACCCTAACGACTACCTTGTTAAGAGGGAAATGGGAGATTGATCTAAGAGTTTTAAACTTTGGGGGTAAAACAACCTTAGTAATTGGTTGTTTTTGTGGCAATTCCTAAAATCAAAGAAGCCCTTTTAACTTCCCCCACCTCCATTTCCCTTTACTTTGATAGCCCATTAGATAACCGTGTAGCTGTACCTGTAATAAGCTTTACGGTTAATTACGGGCAATACGGGGTGCAAACCGTCGTCTATTCTTCCGATACTATCGTCACCTTAGGCATAGATTCCGACTTGTCGCCATGGGACGAAGTTTTCGTTACCTACGATCCTCCCATAGACATCTCGGTTTGCATGAGGGGGCCTGTCCCCGCTGACGCCACTGAGGTTGTAAAAAAGCGTAATGCCATTCGATCTTTTTCCAGATTTCCCGTAAGGAATACGTTGGCGTCTGATGAAGACACTGATGGAACCAGAAAGAATTCAAACTTGGGGGAAACTATTGGGGGCTATGGATTCCCCTATCTAAACAGGTCATCAGACCCTAAGAATGCGACGGTTGGCGATTTTGTCTTGGCCTACGGCCTGAAAGAAGCCATCCAATTAACAAACATTGATGATGCCAATGCCACCTCAGTTAACACTGCGAAATTGCAGATGGCTATTCAAGATGCTAATGCTCTGATTGATTCGTATATTGAACAGTCGGGTAAATCCGGAAGAGTTCTTATAACAAGCAACAGAAGGAGAACCGCCCTAATCATAGCCCGCTACTACCTTGACACAATCCGCCGCAGAGATGACGTCTATAAGGATTATGTTGAGAGCTTAAAGCAGTTGGATGCCGAGAGACAAATGACTGCCATTAGGGCCGGTCATGGAGACTCTGCCATTGATACAAAAAGAGGAATTATGCGCTCTTGGCGCACACCTCAAAGGTACAACAGTGTGTCGGGTAAAGGTTTCTCAGGATGGAACTCAGACATGGCGGGGGACCAGGGTGTTGACTTCAGAATTGGTTTTGGCGCCACTGGACAAAACTCTCAATTCCCTAATTGGTTAGAGCCAAGAAATTTTGACGACTTGGGGGGTTCTCTCTACCTTACAGAGCCTAATGAGGCCGGGGGGACTAACGTCAACGGCACAGATAGTTATGGCTAATTTACTCAATAAACAAATAACAGGAGAGGAAGCAAAATGGAGTTAAGTAGCGTGACTCGCATGGAGCAATTTCTATGCGACTCCTTGATAGCCTCACCTTTGATCCCTCTGGGGGTCAATGTGCTAAGGCTGGCAGATGTGGCTCAGAATGAAGGCATCGTAAGCCAAACGAATAACATCGTTGTCCGATACACCAGTTCTTCGACAACTGTTAAGAACCGTGTGCCTTTGGTATACGAGGAAACGATGTATTTTGAGCTTAATTTTTCTTGTCAGAACTATCTATCAAGTTCGGGGCATGATTTTGCTACGCAGTTGTTAATGGCGGCTAAGATCACGTTGTCAGGGTCTGTTCCATCAGGGGCATTTATTCAGGCAATCGAACCTTTCCATTGCACCTCCTCTCAATTCACAGGTCTCACTCCCCAATCCCAATACACCTATACTCAGACATACTCCCTTGTCGTCGAAGAGGTTCTCCCTTACATTGCCTTAGATCCATGTGTGCAAAGAGGGGATTGCAGGCAAATATTCCCAACCCAAAACGTACTCACCTCTTTACCCCTTGCTGGCATCGTAGATGAGGCTACAGGGGATATTTATGTGCCGTGGTACCCAAACACAAACCCCATAGAGGAAGCATTTATCACAGCATTGGGGGTCAGATGGAGTGATGAGCTGAGCCAAGCAGGGAACTGGGTTTATGTTTGTGCCCCCGATGAAATCTTCATAGAAGATCCTTTAAATCAGCCTATTTACCTCCTGAGCAATAATAATTTTACGGAAGATGGGAGGCTGGTGGTAACAATTTGGGATAAAGATACCAGTTTGCCTATAAGGGAAGTTTTTTATGTAAATACTGGGAAGAAATTGGCGAGATACGCCCTGGAGCTGTGGAGGAATACGGTGCAAGGTGCTGCATCCGGTACCATAGCCCCCGATAGTGTTCTCGACGCTACTTATACATCAGGGTTCACCATAGGGGAATTTGCTATTGTTCGTGGGGCTTTCCAAAAGTTATACTCGGATCCGATGAACCCTGAGGCCGGAGTGCAATCCCTTACAGGGGGAACCCTCATTGGAGTCAAACCGGACACATTCATTCAGACCCCGGCGGGAAGGTTTTACTTTGTGCCACGATCCCCTCAGGGCAAGGGTTGGTTGATAAAGGATTCTTTTGAGATTGCCTCTATCAATTCTCTGTTTAGGCTTGGATGTACCCCGTGCGAGGGAGGCCCTAACCCCCTATCTCTGTGCTAATTGCTTTACCACCCAAAACATAGTATTTATACCGAAATGAAAACCAAAATCTCTTATCTAGAATACTGCAAATCTGTTTTTGACGGCAAGTTTGAAACATCCCCCTTCCAAGAAAAAGTAGCAGAATCTTTCGAAAGTGTGATTAAAGGTGATTGCAAGCGCCTGGTAATCCAATGCCCCCCTAAATCCGGAAAAACCACACTTTCCAAGCTGTTGCTCAGCTACCTAAAAGGCTCGGACAGCCTGTCCAACCACTTTCTAATTTCCTACAGCCAACAAGTAGCATCTAATTCGGGCAAAGAAGTGAAAGCTTATACAAAAACCCCTCAATTTAAGGAATTTTTCCCCAAGTTCAACCCTGAAGAAGGAGCCTTGCTACCTGTTGGCAACTTTGGTTCGGTCTGCGGTTTTTGCTACGGAACAACCTCCCCTCCGATAGAAGGGGTAGGAATTGCTCTTTACGATGACCCCTTTAGACCTAACTACACAGAAAAAGACATAAATCTGTTTTTGGAATGGAGAAAACAAGTAACATCTGTCAGAGGCATAGGTAACTGTGCGGAAATTATTTTTTACTCTCACTGTTTTAACCCTTCCATTGACTTCCTGGGAAAACTGACGAAGGGAGAAGAGTGGAAAGTTTTAAAAATTTCCAACCTTTGTGGGCATTCAGACTACCCTTCCCCTGACCTTGAGGAAATAAGAACATCTATAGGTGATAGGGCCTTTCAATCTCTTTACCAGTTCTCTCTACCTTAACCTATGACACCACAAATCCTTTGGAACCAATACCATCAAGCAGTCAGAGATAAAAACTATGACCTTGCTAGAGAAATTTTGAAAAAAATTCAAAACTTTAAACACTATCCAAGTAATAGTGGTGGCTGTGGTTCTTGTCGCCGTAAGTTCTGATCTCCCGTAAATTAACCCCATTAGCAAAATGAAAGACATCAATGAGAAGATAATTAGGCAAAAGGAGGCTTTGGCAGCCCAAGCCCTACAGGTTGCGGAAGATTCTTTAGAACTTCTTCAAGGCCAGCTAGAAGAATGCAATGCCAAGGATTTGGTCAGTGTTTTCAACTCGGCAGTGAAAGCCCATAGAGAACTTGTTTCAGACATTATCTCCTTGAACGAAATTGAGTCTAAAGAGGAGCAACAGTTGGCTAAAGACTATGAGTCTAAGGTGCAATCCTTGTTGAACAAAGTAAAACCTCAGGATAAAGGTTGAAACTTTTAAAAAAAATTTCCAATAAGTTGTATTAACCCTTACGCATGAACCAACCACCTTTAGTAAATCACGTATCTGAGTTACCTGATAAGTCAACATGGAGACGATACCAGGAAGGTATCAAGGAACTTCAATTATGGGAAGCCCCTAGATCAGTCATTCAGGACTTTAGGTATAAGGCTGCGCAAACATCCTTCCTAGCTTTCGCAGACATTATGAAGGAAGGGTCACTTAAGGTGGCTGAGTTTCACGAAATTATTGGGTCGGCTTTTGAGGACTTAGTCAACATGCGTTACCGAAGGTTGATCATTTCCTGCCCGCCACGATCAGGGAAATCAATGCTTTCGGCCCTATTCGTAGCCTGGTTACTGGGCATAGATGGCCAAAGCCAACACATTATTGCCTCCTACGGCCAACAACTTTCCTCAAAACTTTTCAAAGAAGCCATAGGTTATTTGAGGCACCCTTTATTTAAGAAGGTTTTCCCTGAGTGGCAAGGATTTGTCCAAAATAGCAAATACGACTTGGTAAGTGGTGGCTATATCCTTAATACCAGTGTAGGGGGTGTTTTGACGGGATTCACCGGAGGTACTCCCAGTGAGGAATCTCCGGGGATCGGCGTTTCGCTGATTGATGACCCCTTGAAGGGTTCTAACTCCAAAGCAGCCTTAGACGAATTAGAAAGATGGTGGGGTGAGGAGCTTAGCACCCGCCGAACCAACAATTATGCCCAGCTAGTTGTAGGAACCCGGTTCCACGAAAGGGATTTGCACGGGGTTTTGATGGAGGTTGATGGGATTTATGACCCAGTAGAGAATCCCAACGGATGGCGATGGATCAACATTCAAGGTATTATTGACACAGAAGAGCAGGCTGAAAGGGACATTTTAGGAAGGAAGATTGGGGAAACTCACTGGCCTCAAAACAAATCCTTCACTCCAGACATCGTAAACTCCCAGAGAAACACTATGGGATCGGCGGCCTTTTATGCGATGTACATGGGTGTTCCCACCTCTAAGAAAGGCCAAATTGTAAAGTCCAGCTGGATTAACGTGGTTGAGGAGGGCCAATATCCGGGCCTTGACGTGATCTGGTTCGGGCTAGACTGTGCTTTTTCAGAAAATGAACGAGCAGACGAATCTGCAATTTGCATAGCAGGCATTTCCCATAGGGATCCCACCACTGTTTACATCAAAGAGATTATAAAGGGAAGGTGGGGTTTCCCTGACTTGATTGCCACAGTGAGGCACTTAAATTCTTACTACAAGCCCCGAGTAATGTGTATTGAAAAGGCGGCATCAGGACAATCCCTTATCCAGATGCTCCGCCGAGAAACTAAAATAGCCGTAGAGGAGATGAAACCCCTCAAATCTAAAACAGTTAGACTGGAGGCAGTTTGCCCTTTGCTTGAGGCTAATAGAGTTAAGTTGGTGAGGGGGGAATGGACCGACGACTTCATCAAAGAAGTTACCTCCTTCCCGTTTTCTACTCACGACGACTCTACGGATTCCTTCGCCTGGGCCCTTACCTACTATGCCTTAAAGCTGGACGTTGTTGATAGAGGGGTAAGAGACAGTATTATGCAAAATAAGCAAGCCCGAAGCCTAGATGGCATTACGTCTTCATACAAGGGGAGATTGGTAAACACGGACGCATACATAAACGACCCGGACTACGGGGGGTTGACGGTTGGGCCTTCCTACGGTAGTATTTCCAGAGGGTCTAGGAGACGGGGCATAGGCTATGACACCTTCCTTTAGTCTCCCTTTGACTTAATGCCCGGAGCCAACAACACTCAAGGCAAGGAGATGGAACCTCCTAAAAAGTTTCGTTTTTCTAAACGGAGCAACAATGGCTAATTCACCGACCGATACAAACCCTTCCATTATGGAAGAAGTATGTGGGACAAAATACCTAATTACAAATAGAGAAGCTGATAGATTCTTAGATAGGGCTAACAGGTACGGAACCGAGAGGTATGAAAAATGGTGTGGAGGGAGGGAGGGTTTTGACGACTTTTGCGAGCGCCTCCACTGATTGCCCACTTAACAACCACTAAAGGAACAAACTTAAGTAAAAAAAGAGGGGCATTGCCCCTCCTTTCTTTACGCCGCCCAAGGCAATTAGGCAGCGAGCAACGTGTCAGCAATTGCCTTTTTCGCCACCCTCTTCCCATTCACATAGAACAATTTGTAGAAACGACCTTCCCTATATGTAGGGGTGACTACGCTTTGCACGCTGACGCCATTGATTCTCAGGGTTTCCACGACCTTCTTCCCAGAGGTCTCAGCCTTGATAGCGGCAGTTTTTTCCAAGGATGTTAGACGGGCAGCCAGGGTAATGGGCTTGCGGATCGTCAGGGTTGCCATTTGCAGTATGGGGGCGACTAAGGTTTATTTTGGGTGTCCGCCCTTGAGCATCACTTTAACACTTTCTCCCCTTTACCCAGCAGCCGGCTTCCCCTACCTTGTGACACTTTTGATTCCGGCCTTCTTAGAGTTGACTTTGCCAAAGTAGGGCATAAAAAAAAGGGAGGGGGGTTACCCCTCCCAGTGAAATTAGCCCTGGAACAATCAGGTTTCTTCCCCGGCCTCAACAGGGATGAGATTGATACCGCCCTTAGAGAGTTTGATTTCAAACGTGTCACCAGGCTTGAAATCCCCAAGAGCCAGGTAGGCTTTGCCCACCATGAGGTTGCCGTTAAAGTGAACATGAGTGGTGTAGGAGAGCTGGCGCCCGCCGACCCCCTTACGGGATTCTTTCCCACCAAGGCTCACTCCCTTGGCGTCAAGCAGAGCTTCATAGAATGCTGTGAAGTTCAGGCGCTCCGTTCCATCTTTTTTGGTGGACACATAGCCGCAGCCACGCACCAGCTCAGTTTTGGAAACTTCCCCCAGCTCCTTGACCTTTGCAATAAGATCCGGGCCGGTGAGGGGGCCTTCCATAGCAGTCTCAACAGTGGCTTCCCCAGTGGTTTCAACGGGGGCAGTGATCGTAGCAGTAGTAGTCATGGTGGTTGTTAGGGTGTGAGGTTCAACCTCTGGAACCCCCCAATCATAACACATTGTGGGGGGGCATGAAGACAACTACCCACTTAGACTGGACTCAGACAAGCACAAAAAAAAGGAGGGGTTTCCCCCTCCCTTCGCCATTTGGCCTCGATTCTAGGAGACTCAGACAAGCTCCGCTTCCTGTGCTTCCACAGGAACCAAGGAAATCTGCTTTTTGTTGAGACGGATCTCAAAAGTGTCACCCGGCTTGAGCCCCATTTGAGAAGTGTAGGCACTTCCCACCATGAGGTTGCCGTTGAATTGCACACGGGCCTGATAGCTGGGGAGACGACCAGCCTTGCCGGTGCGAGGGGCAGGGCCAAAGTCAACACCCTTGGCATTGAGCAGGGCTTCATAGAACGCCGTGAAGTTCAGGCGCTCTCCCCCATCTTTCCGGGTGCTCACGTAGCCAGCAGCCCGAACAAGCTCGGACTTAGGGGCATTGCCCATCTCCTTGACCAGGGCGAGCAGTTCGCTCCCCGTGATGGCGGTGGTTTCGACAGTTTGGACAGTGGTAGTTGCGGTCATGGCTGGTTGGTTGGTAGTTAGGTGTGGGGTTTCCCCCGTGACTCCTTAATGATACCGCACCCTTAAAGGGTTTATAGGAAGGGGCGGACACTCCGCCAATTGGCACCCTTTTCTGGGGGTGGATGGCCTGGGAAGCATAGCCCTGGGCAGGCACAAAAAAAGGAGGGGTGACCCCTCCCAAAGAAGTTAGCGGTTTTGAGCCATTAGGCGGGGATCAGACGACCCGCAACTGCCTCTTTGGCAATGCGCTTGCCGTTGATACGGAACAGGCGGTAGAACTGCCCACGGTGGACAGACGGGGTGACCGTGAAGGACACTTCGGCTCCGTTGATGCGCAGGGTGCGCTGGATCCGCTCCCCGATCCCAGCGGACTGGGCCTCCTCAAAGACCTGGGTTTCCAAGTTGTTGAGACGGTTGAGCAGGGTCTCGGGCTTGCGGATGGTGAGGGGGGGCATGTTGGCCATGGTGGTTTTCCTATAAGTGGTGGCGGGCTTTCCGCCTGACCCCATTATTGTAGCACCTTGCCCTAGGGGTTGGGATTTATTGGGAGGGTGCGCCGGTCCCATGTTTGCAATCCGTAACATTTGACCAAGGGCACAAAAAAAAAGGAGGGGTGGTCCCTCCCTATTTAATGGTGTTGGGCGTCAAGGGCGGAGGCCCCTGGGGAGCTGTCATGCCAGAAGGAGGCGGCTTTCGATCAGATGGCCTTTGGCGACCCGCTTACCGTTGACGTAGAAGAGGCGATAGAAGCGGCCGGGGCGCACAGCCGGAGTGACGGCAGCCTGCACATCGGAACCGTTGATTTTGACGGTAACAGCAGCTTTCTGAAGAGTCTGGGCAGCCTGTTGGGCAGCCTCAGCTTCCATCTTCTCCAGGCGGGCGGCGAGGGTTTCGGGCTTGCGGATGGTGAGAGGGGGCATGGTGATTATTGCGGTGGGGGCGTTGCCCCCGGACTCCATTATTGTAACCCCTGTGGGGGGAGGTTGGCAACCCCCCCTAAGGGGCAACCCCCCTTGAGCCCAAGACAGGATCAAATACCGCTATACAGCTCCTCGATTGCTTTTTTAGCTACGTTGTCCGGCACTTTGCTCCAGACGGTGGAAGTGTCGTAAAGCTCATCCGAGTTTCTAATCCCGAAAGACCCTATGCCCTTGATATCCCTATCATTTAGCCCTTGTTGCTTCAAGTAAGGAATAACCCTAGTTTCCCAATTTTCCCTTATCAGCAAATTGGCAGAATTGTTGCTATTTTTATCCGCAAATGCTGATTGCCAATTACTTCCAGTCACTATACCAACAGCCTCTGATAAAGCAGCTTGCCACTTCCTTTGGGCCAACCCTAAATCTACAAAGGTTGTTTTACTGTTAGGCCCTAAGATAACGTTGCCAGAATGACCGTCATTATGGGCAACACCCATCCTGTGAATTCCCGCAAAGGCTCTAATGTAGCTATCTTTTAAATCATTTTTTTGGCTGGGGGTTAAATTACCATTCCAAAAAGCATCGTTTAGTTGCTTACCCGGTACTACTGACATTGCAATCATCCCGTTATAAACAGGGTATTTGCCCCCCATAGCTTTAACCTGTATTCCGTCAGAAATTGCGGCTATGAGCCTTGGGCCTTGGCCATTCTCCCCAAGGTACTTAATCATTTCGATCTCTTTATCGGTGACTCTACCGTATTTAACTCCAACACCATCCGGGTACTTAGCTTCACCCCCCTTTACTAATTTATCAGGGGGAACGTCCATGAATGCTCCAAAATAACCACTACCCTTTGTATAAGCCCCCTTCTCAATCCCGGCATTCCAGTTAACTTCTCCTACTTTGTATTCACCGTTATACTTCTTAGCGTTACCCCCTGCTTGCTTTACGTCATTTATAATAGATTCAACGTCATCATTTATGAAGGTTGCTGGGCCTGACCCTACGGGGGCACTTTGGGTTTTAACAGGTTTCTGGGATTTCTGCGGTCGGTTCTGAATAGTATCCCGCACTTTGCCCATGCCTTGTCCAACCCACGGCAAATCCACAAGGCAAAACTTAGACCCGCTGATGCAGCTTGCCCCGCAACTCTTCCCTTTCTTACACCTCTTACGCTTGCCTGCTGCACCAGATTGCCCTAAACGTGCCGCTTGAGCCTTCTTAGCAGCATCAATTTGCTTATCAGATCTCATTGCCCCTGGGTATGACCACTTAGAGAAACTTACCCTATCTGCTCAAAAAAAGGCACAGGGGTTACCCTGTGCCCTCTAAGAAAGCTTAATGCTTGGGGTCAACCTTGGAGCTTTGCTTGAATCTCAAGGTAGAACCGGTAGTATTTTTCGGTCCGAGCAAGATCCTTGTCGGTAGCACCTTTGAGGCGGCGAATGTCGGTGTTGTGGCGCAGATCCGCCATTTTCACCCGCATTGCATCCTCATTGGCAAAAACCTTTTCCTTGTATTCTTCGTAGGTTTCCCCCGGCACCTTCGTCAGGGCTTTAATCCCTGCAATAACCCGCTCGGTGAACCCCTCCTCAGCCAACTGCCGGTAGGTAACATCCGTATCCTCTACAATGTCGTGGCCAAGCGCAATACATTGCATTTCCTCATCTGCATTTTTTAGATAATGCATAACCTTCAGCGGGTGAAGAATGTAGGGCACCCCGCCCTTGTCAAACTGACCGGCGTGGGCGTTGGTCGCCAGCACCAGCATCTTGTTTAGCAGTTCTCCTTTCTTCGTCATGGGGACTCCCGGCGGCACCCTTAAATTATACCACCCCTTAAAGGGAACCGTCAACCTGCCCCCCCCGAAGGTCACGAAAGTAGTTTAGGGTAGGGGATCAAGGTGGGAGTTTGCTTCCCATCTAAGCAGTATGTATAGATGTGCTTTCCAGGAACCTTAACCTCTTGGAGCAAACCTGTTTCCTGCATCTCTCTCAACTTCCTAACAAATGGTTTGTAATCTCCTTTGTATTTAACCCTTAAAGACCTTGAGTGATAGAGCTTTCCGTCTGGGGTCTTAAGCATAACGTCTGGAGAAGTTTGCCCTAAGTATTTCCAGTTAGATGCTTGGTAGATGTAACCTAGATGACCATGATAAGGGTCGGCATAACTGACACAGACTTTGTATTTTCTAAACTTTTTTAGCTTTTTGATGCACTTAGCTATGAGCCACGACTCAGTGTTTCTGGGAAGATGGTCTAGGCATACCAACCTCCTAAGCTCTACCACATCTGATTCTTTTTCCCCATACCTTTTCCAAGCTGTGGTGGAGAGTGGGCCAAAAATGACTGCTCCTACAAGTTCTACAGAGTTCTCAAATAAACCGAAACAATGGCTAACTTTGACCCCGTTTACGTTTTTACTGTAATGATACTCTTCTACAAAGTTTTTTATTTCCTTTAGACTAACTTCCCTGAAGTCTAAATTGGGGGGGGGTGGGAT